GGTAAGCTTCGTGTATACGCAATGCTTATGGACGTAAGTGAAGTTGGCGACTTGACTGCTAATGAAGTTGATCGTGACTACCTAGCATAAACTTTTTGGGGCTGGCTTAACTGTTGGCCCCATTCCTCTATCTAAAGGTATGATATGCCAAGCACCTATCTCAGTCTATGTAATCAAGTCTTACGCCGCCTTAATGAAGTAGAAATCATTGAAGGCGATTTTGCGTCTGTTACTGGAGTACAAGCACTAGTCAAAGATGCGGTTAGATCAGCCGTTGCTAAAATCAATCAAGCAGAGTTTGAGTGGCCTTTTAATGCTGCTGAAGAAACAGATACATTGGTTGTTGGTCAGGAAGAATACACCTGGCCTTCCTTTTATAAGATAGCTGATTTTAACAGTTTTCAAATTCAAGAAGACACAGCATTAGGTGTAAGTTTTACTACACTAAAACATATAAATCGTGATGAATGGTATAAGAACCATCGTGATGCTGATCACTCTTCTGGCACTACAGGTAGAACTGTACCAAGATTTATATTTGCCACGCATGGTAATGGATATGGTGTTAGCCCATCGCCAGATAAAGCATACACACTAAAATTCAGATACTACCAGAACTTCTCTGATATCTCAGCAGCGGATGATGTTACTCGTATTCCTGATAGCTACGATACTGTCTTAGTAGATGGCGCTCTTTATCATCTGTATATGTTTAAGGATAATCTTGAATCTTCTCAGGCTTCTTTCATGGCCTTTGAGAAAGGTATCAAAGAATTACAAACTTTATACATTAATAATTACGAATACATTCGTGACACTAGGGTTAAGTTTTAATGCCTGATCAAATTCAGTCTTTTAAACTTATATGTGGCGGTGGCCTAAATTCCAATGAAAATCATTTAGATTTATCGGATAACAGTTCAGGCGCAGCTACACGTATGTTAAACTATGAACCTAGTCTCTTCGGGGGCTATCGTCGTATTGAGGGATATGATGACTATGACCCTGCTTATGGTGAAGTAACGGTAGCAGGTTCAACCACAGGCCAAGGCAAAGTCCTTGGCATTGCTATATTTAAAAATGATGTAACAAGTGGCACAACTATTATAGCAATTCGACAAGATGCTGGTGCTACGAATTACAGCTTCTATTATTACACAGCTAACATTGGTTGGCGTAAGTTTACTCTAGATCACTCAGTTACACGACCAATGACTGCTAATGGATTAACTGTTAATAGAATACGCCACCAACAGTTTAACTTTGGCACTGGTAATACAATTTGTTTTGTAGATGGTGTTAATCCAGCCATTGTATTTAATGGTAGTAAATGGAAAGAGATAAAGTCCTCTCATTCTGGCGGCTATCACACAAGCAATAATACAGCAGGTGGCGCACAAGCTCTTAATGCCCCTGCTTTAGTTGATGTATTTGAAAACCATCTGTTCTTATCTGGACATGAGGCTACTAGAGCAGCAATAGCACACTCTGCTCCTAATGATGCTTATACATGGACATCTGCGGCAGGTGCAGGTCAAATAGCTTCTGGCTTTGATGTCGTACAGATCAAACCATTCCGTGATAACTTATTCGTATTTGGTAGTAAGAATATCAAGAAGGTTACTGTTAATGCTTCTAATGCTTTTGTTTTAGAGAACGTAACAAGTAACATCGGTTGTGTTGCTAGAGATAGCGTACTAGAAATCGGTGGAGACTTAATGTTCTTGTCTCCTGATGGCTTTAGACCTGTTGCTGGTACATCAAGAGTAGGTGATATCGAGCTAGAGACATTATCTAAGCCAATACAATCTACGCTTGTTGATCTGATTAAGAACGAAGACATGGACGCTTTAACTGGCGTGGTTATTCGATCTAAGTCTCAGGTACGTTACTTTGTTACTACAACAACAGGCGGTAGCGTAGTATCGGCTGCATCCTCTATAGGTATTATTGGCGGCTTAACTCAATCTTCAGGCCAGATAGATTGGGAGTTTGGGCAGCTACTTGGTATTCGTGCAAGTTGTACTACTTCTGATTATGTTGGAACAGAAGAGATAATTTTACATGGAGATCATGATGGTAAAGTCTATCGCCAAGAAAACGGAACGAGCTTTAACGGCTCTAATATTATATCTGTTTATGCTACACCTTATTTAGATTTTGGTGAGACAGAACAGCGTAAAGTTATACGAAAATTAAATACATTTGTACGTGCTGAAGGGCCATTCGAGATGAACCTCGCTATCGATTACGATTGGGGTGACTATAATACATCAGTTCCTTCTACCTACACGCAGACATCAGCAGGAGCGCCTACAATTTATAGTGGACGCAACATTAATTATAACGGAAGCAACATAGTCTATGGCGGTGCATCCAAACCAATCATGACATCAGACATTCAGGGTTCGGGCTTTGCGGTTAGGGCTACTTTTGTGACAGACGGACAATCAGAACCATTCTCAATTCAAGGATTAGTCTTTGAGTTCAGCACGGCAGGGAGAAGATAGACTATGGCAGGTTACACCAGACAATCATCAGCAAGTATTGTTAATGGTAGTGCAATTACTGCACCGCCGTTAAATGCGGAGTTCAACCAGTTATTAGCTGCGTTTCATGCTACAACAGGTCACACGCATACGGGCGCTACTGGCAATGGTACAAAGATACCGTTAGCTACATCTGTCAGCGGGTTTTTGCCAATTGCGAATGGCGGCTCTGGTGGCAAGAACAACTTTACTGCCACCAGCGTTCCAGGTGTTGGAGACGACAGCGGCGATAGTTATGCAATTGGATCTATGTGGACAAATACTAGCACAGATCGTGTCTATATCTGTACGGATAGCAGTTCTGGTGCGGCTGTCTGGCGTGAGCTTGTTCAGGTTACATCTTTAAATGCGATTTTACCTGTATCTAACAACTCCGTTGACATCGGTTCTAATTCCCTGAGATTTCAAGATTTATTTTTAAGTGGTGGTATTTCTGCATCAGGCAACGCAGCCGTTGGTGGTACACTTACACTAACTGGAGGCACTGCTCTTAACTCTACGCTAACTGTTACTGGAGTGACTGCTTTAAACGGCGGCCTAACGATGGATAGCAACAAATTTACTGTTGCAAATACATCAGGAAATGTTGCTACAGCAGGAACGCTTACTGTTACTGGAGCTACCGCTCTCAATGGTGGCTTAACTATGGACTCGGACAAGTTCACTGTTGCAAATACGTCTGGTAACGTAGCAACCGCTGGTACACTTGCCGTGACTGGTACATCTGCATTTACTGGGGCTATAACCTCAAACGCAGGTGTGGTTGTAGATAACATTACGATAGATGGTACGCAGATAGATTTGTCTTCAGGTGATCTTACTATAGACGTTGCAGGAGACATTCTCCTTAATGCAGATGGCGGAGATATTATATTACAAGATGGGTCTGCAACCTTTGGTTCTTTAACCAATAGCGGTGGAAATCTTATCATTAAAGGCGGTACAACAGCCGCAGCTACATTTACGGGTGCTAATGTAGACTTTGCAGGAACAGTAGACGTAACAGGCGCAGGAACATTTGACAGCACTCTTGCAGTGACTGGGGTTCTTTCTCCAGCTACCCATGTTGATATGCCAGATAATGCTAAAATCAAGCTGGGTACTGGCGATGATGCTACTTTATTCCATGACGGTACTAATTCCTTTCTGACCAACGCTACTGGCGCTCTAAAAATATCCACAGAGACAAGTGGTGGTGCAGTAACTATAGGTCACACAACTTCTGAAGTTACTATCGGTGATAATCTTACTGTCGCAGGTAACTTAACGGTACAAGGTACTCAGACTGTTGTTGATAGTGTTACTATGAATGCACAGAATGCTGTTGTATTTGAAGGCGCTACGGCAGACGCTCATGAAACTACACTGACAATTGTTGACCCAACTGCTGACCGTACAATAAATCTACCAAACCAATCAGGTACACTTCCTTTATTAGCGGCAGCAAGTAATGCTACTATATCAGCTACTCCAGCAGAACTATCTATCATGGATGGTGATAAGTCTGCGGTAAGCACTACGCTTGCAGACGCTGACCGTGTAGTCGTGAACGATGCTGGAACTATGAAGCAAGTCGCTATGTCTGACTTTGAAACCTACATGGAAACAAGTCTAGACACACTTGCAAACGTCACCACAGTAGGCGCTCTGAACGCAGGTACTATTACGAGTGGCTTTGGTGCGATTGATAACGGATCGTCTGCAATCACAACTTCTGGTACAGTTAACTTTGGGTCAATATCGGATGGCACAATTACGATTACTGGATTTGTTGATGAAGACAATATGGCATCCAACAGCGCCACACTTATACCTACACAGCAATCAGTAGAGGCCCGTATTCAAGCAATTAGTGCTAACGCTAACAACATTGTAGGACTCACGGCATCAGGCGCAGAGCTAAATATTCTAGATAATGCGACTTTGACCACAGCCGAGATAAACGTACTCGACGGAAGTGCTACCACTCAAGCTACAGTAACTTTAGCTGCTACAGATGGTGTAGTTATTTCAGATGCCGATGTAATGAAACAGGCTTTAGTATCTGACTTTGATACATATATTTCAGGTACAACTGCAACTCTGACTAATAAAACCCTTTCTGCTCCTACACTAACTGGGACAGCAGTTGTTGCTTCACTTGATATTTCAGGTGACATAGACGTAGACGGTACAACCAACCTAGACGTTGTTGATATAGATGGTGCAGTTAATATGGCAACGACTGCCCTAGTAACAGGTATCCTGACCACCACGGCTGCGACTGTGTTCAACGGTGGGTTTGCTAGTAATGCGGACTCTACAATTACTGTTGATGATAATGGGTATAACTTAACTCTTATTTCTACGGATACTGATGAAAACTCTGGCC